GATACTGCCGGCGAGTATATCGAGCAAGCCGCCCTTACCCGTCGGGCTGGACACCGCGCGGACGAACTGAGCCATGCTCAGGATGTCCTGCCTGCGGCGGTCCATGAAATCTTTCCACTCGGACTCCAGGATCTCCAGGTCGCCCAGCGCCGTGCCTGTTATTTTGACGTTGCCGAACTCTTTGGAAAGGATCTTGACTGTGCCGGCCAGCGTGGCAGCGGAGCGATCCATACCGTCCAGGCTCTCGGCCGATCGCCCGAGCCCAGCCGCATAGTCTCGAATGACCTTCTCGGTGTTGATAGCAAGGCCAAGCTGTTTCAAGAACCCGGCCTCACCGCTCGTGACGGACTGCGATATCCCGGTCAGCACCTCGGACGTTGAGCGGCCCGTCTCCTCGGCGGCCTGGGTGGCCAACGTCATCAGGCGTTGAATTTCGCGAGCAGACACGCCCGCCCGGTTTAGTGCCGTCGCCACCCTCTGGGCTGTCGTTTCGTCCACCCTGCCGGCGGTTGCCCCGGTAAACCGACCCGTGGCGCCCTCACCGAATCGCTTTTCAAATCCTGATTCAATCGCCAGGGAGCGAGCACCTTCACGCGCAGCCATACCTATGTCTTGGACCACGCCCAAGAGCCTGGTCGCGATGTCCAGCGTGGACGATATACCCATCGTCATCTCATGCCAGCGCGTCTTGACGCCGCCCAGCGCCTTTGCGTACTTCTTGTTGGCCCGGGTCAACAGATCAGTCTTGGACGACATCTTCTCAGTCCGCTTGTTGATAGCGTCCTGGATGGCCTGGACCTTGTCCTCGCCAACGAACTCAAGGAATGCTTGCGCTTTTTGTCCTACCGGCATTGGACTGCCGCCTTGTTACGCGCCCTCAGGTCAGACTGGGCGCGATCGCGATCGTGCTTCATGTCAGCTTCAAAGCGCACGTCGGCCGCGATAGCCTCAACCAGCCGGACACCGTCCACCACGGCGGCGTTGAGCTCGTGCGGCCAGTCGCCACAGGCCCCCGCCTTGCGGTCGCTATGGGTGCGCCATATGGCGCTGATGATGTGGTCGGGCTCAGTGAGCAACTTCATCGGGCAATCGTGGACAGCCACGCGCCGCCCTGGCGGCCCGAGCGTCACTACCGGGCGCCTCGCTGGCTTGTCGCATCCGCCACGGGCGCGAGCGTCACCGGTGCGCTTGCATCCGCCGCCGTCGCCGCACTCGTAGAGCTGGCGGCCGGTCCGGATGCTCCACTCGCGCGATCGGACGCCGAGATAGATGACGATCTTTTTTTTTCATCCAGGCTGCTGATCAGCATTGCCACCATACCGACAAAGCGCACCGTGGTCTTCGGCAGCTGCAAAATGGAGCCTTTGGCCGGGACGCCGGTCTCAAGGTCGACAGCCTCGGATACCATCCGCTGGCCGCGCTCGATGACATAGGCGGGCGTCCACTCGTCCCCGCGCCAGCCCGCCAGCGCCATCCGGGCCGCCAGGTACTGCCCATCGGATGCGTCGTCGAATGACTCGACCATCAGCAGCTGTCTCTCGTTGAGCGCCCCGACCTCAATCTCGGTCGGCGCCTCGCCCGCTTTCAGCGTCAAACGCTCGGGCGCGATGGCATCCAGGCTGTCACACCGCAGGCACGCCAGCAGCGTGTTGATGCCGGTCGCCTCATGGTCCACCGCGCTGTCCTCAGGGCTGATAACCTTGACGGTCTCGGTACGGTACACCGGCAGGCGTATACCCATCCGCTACACCCACGCGAACCGGCAGGCGGTATCATAGCCGCCCGTGGTCCCGGTATCCGAGTCATAATAATTGCCGACCACCGTGACAGGCATGGTGGCCACGCCCTCGGCATCCGCCACATGCGGCAGTTCCACCACGCAGGCATTGGGAATGCAAAGGCTTGCCATCATGCCGGGCTGCGATCCGAACGTGACAACCACCGGCTCCTCCGTGCCAGACTGGAAGTCGGTGATCTCTTCGTCATAGTCCCAATCCGACACATAGGTCAGCGTGGGCTTACGGATGAGCGGGAGGATAGCGCCGATGCCGCCGACGCTGTATTTGCTATCTGGCAACGCCACGGCCTCGACGCCCAGGTCGAACTCCAGCGACTGGAGGCGCCTGGTGGTGACGGCCGACGATCCTTTAGAGATCCACACGCCTTTGAATGCCTCGGGCTCGGGATAGGTCCACGCCTGGACGGCGGGCGCGGCACCGGAGCCGGGAAAGCCCCAGTTGCCAACCATCAGATCCACTTCCCATGTGGGCACCTCGTCATGGGGCATGCTGATGCGTAGGCCGGTCGCCTTGCAGCCCAACGCGCGATAGTTGAGTTTGGCGTCATCACCGAGGATCTTGACCGAAAATCCCTCGTTAGTACTTGCCACATGGTAGGCGTCGGCGCCGCTGGATGAGAAGCATGTACCCGAGCCGTACAGGATGCCGCCGGCAGGCACAGCCACTGCGGTCTGTAGCAGCGGGATCTCGTCAGGCGACGACACCGTATCCACGTTAGTCGACCACCCCACCTGGTAGCCATCATATGGTGTGTTCCAGCCGATCGCATGACCGGTCAGGAAGCCGTCAGCGCCGATGCTCGCGCCCTTGAGCGTGTTGACATCGCTACCGCTCTCGCCGGTCGAGTAGCCCACGCCCGCGGTGGCGTTACCAAATGCGCTAGCGAACAGCCGATAAAGCGGCATGCTGGAGAGCGAACTATCGGCATCTGGCGTGTTGGTGACCAGCGTTGACGTGTAGCCATGGAGCTGGCCCTTGAGCGTGATCGTGCCGTTGCGGGCGCCGAGGATGGGCGCCCTGTGGTAGCGCCCTTGCCGGTTATATGTGTTCTCGATCGCCTTCTCGGCCAACGAGTCAACCGTGATCTCAGTGGTCCGCAGGTACGAATACGATGCAGCATCGGTGAGCCATGACGCCTCCACGCTGATCATGACAGCGGCGATGCGCTCAAGCGATTGTTTTGGGCTGCTGATGCTCACGGTGTCCCCCTAGAATCCTGGCCGATAATGGACGGTAACAGCCATGGAGAGCACTGGTGCCCCATCGCCGTCGGCCGGTGTCGCCTCAAACGCAACATCGGATGTCGTTCTGTTGATGAGATTGGTATTGGCCTTGTCGTAGTTGTCCAGCCGTCCGAGCTCGTGGGTGAGCGTGACCGCGTCCTCAGCAAGGATCTTGATAAGCTCGAGCGGCGATCCCTTGGTCGGGTACACCACATCAATCCGCAGCCCTTGCCGTAGGTCGGTCCACTCTGTGAGTTGCCCGGTGGGCGCCAGTAGCTCGATTCCATCCTCCAAGGCGACGACAAAGTGGCGGGACGGTGAGGATATGCTGCGGAGCGCCTCGGGCGATGCGTCGGCAACGTCCCACAACCGGAACGCCCGACCCTTACCACCACCCAGTGAGGTGGTAGCCGTCGACGCCACGATCCGAGCAACGGTGTTGGCGATGATGAGGCGAATTTCACCGCTCACCGCTGGAACACCGTGGCTGAGCGCTTGGCATCCTTCTCCGCGTCGCTCAGGCCGAGATCGTCACTTAGGTCATAACTGCGCGTCGCGTTGATCGCGTCTTGCAACGCCGTCAGATACCGCTCGCGCCTGGTCTCCTGATAGGTCAGCAGCTCAGCCCCGGGCGGTGCGTGCCCTGAATCCTCGGCCATGTTGAGCAGCGCGCGGAATGCGATGGGCCGCTCAAACTGGCGGAAGGTCAGGAACTGCGACGGCACCAGCCCACGCTTGATCAAGTCCACCCGCACCCCGTCGGTGGCCTCGGCTATCTCGTCGGCAAAATCCAGCCCCGCCCACTCAGATCGCTGTTGTGCGTCGCTGGCCGCCTCACCGACAATGGCCTTGAACCTATCAGGCCGGAGCACCACTGATGGCCATGGCGCCCGGACTACATCGAACAGATCGCCAACCGTTTTATCGTCACCGTTGACCGTGTATTCCCAATATGCCCGGCATCCGTCATATAGCGCGTCAGCCAGCGACGCGCTCACCGCATAGGTCAGGCGGTTGCCCAGGAATGCGTCACTCGCGGCATACGCATATTCGGTCTCCTCGACTAAATCAACGATGGCGCCGCCGCTGTCCACTCTCGGCACCCGCATCCACTCGTGCTGTCCATCGGCATTGCGAGCAACATAGGTGCGCCCAACGACGCAGTCGGTGTTATCGGTCAGGACCAGGGCCGTGGAGCCCGCAGCCTCGGTGCCCACGATGGTGGTGTTGCAGGCGTCGATGGTGGCCGACGCTGCGGCCTGGAGGACTGAGCCGTCAGGCTTGAACAGTGCGACGGTGGCAACGCTGGGCCGGTAGGGCTCCGGGACATCGAGGCGGATTGTGCCACCGGCGTCGATCTGGAGCTCTTGCCGTATCATGTGCCACCCCCCACACCACTACGCCACGATCGAGCCGAACGTGTAGCGCCAGGTGTTGTCGTGGCCGTCGGCGTAGCTCATGAAATCTTTGATGCGGTAGGCGTCGCTGTCGATGTCGACATACGTTGTCGGAGTCGGACCCTTTCGGATGTACTTCTTGAATCGGGCATTCACCGCATCGACCAAATACCAGTCATTGGTATCTGCGACGTCTGGAGCGGCGACGATATTCTTGAGCCAGCCGCCAACAACGTTAGCCTGGCCGGCGGTGGTTGCCGTTGCCAGCGTACCGTCCACAGCGGCGGCGGCCGAGTGGCCCGGGACGACCATAGAGTTGGCGATTTGCAGTGCCTTGACCAGCATATCCGGCGGCACGATGAGCGTATCAGGGCGCGTGCCGGCGATGAGCCCGTCGGGCGACTTGAGCCGCGCCATGACCGTGAATGCAGCCGTGAGGCTCACGTAATCCAGGGCACTCGTGCCAGTGTTGCTCTGGTCGGCAGCGGTGCCCGAGTTGGGTCCGTGGTCCGTGGCATAGAGCGCGGAGCCGTCGGGGCCGGTGGCGTTGTCCGTGATAATCGCGTAGCTGTCGGCCTCCATTTTCCGCGCGGCGGCGTTGCCAACCATCCTGATGAACTCCATTTTAGCAACGGGGTCCAGAAACAGGTTAGCAAAGCGACCGATCGCGAACCCAATGGCCACCTGGGCCTGGGTATACGTGACCGTGAAGCCCTCAGCCAGATCCTTGAAGTCATAATCTCCAGACTCCGAGGTCGGCGTCGCGTAGCCGCTAGGTGGCTCGATTGATGCCTTCTCTATGGTTCGAGTGCTGGCCGGGAGCCACCGCTGCCACAGAGTGCTGGTGATGTCGCCGGCCAGAAAGCCGTCGAGAAAGACCTCGCCATCAGGACCCATCTTGGCCGGGTCCAGAACGTTGGTCAGTTGTCCGATTCCGGTTGCCATTTCTCCGTCCCCCTAGTTGTGCACGCCGGCCTGCGCGTTCTTTACGATCTTGACCAACACCCGCGCGTTTGCCCCGGCCGCGTTGCCCTGGCTAGGCGACAGCCCGAGGATGAGCAGGGTGTTGTTCACTGTGGCGTTTTCGTTGGCCTCCATCTCCCCGGTGCCGCCCTCGATATCGCAGGTGGTCAGGTCATCCGTGGTTGCCGCATACGTCCCCGAGCACTGCACCTCGAAAATGGCGTTGGGGTCAATGCACGCCTCGAACGATTCGCCCGATGTCGTATCATTCAGGGCCACGCCGTAGACGAAGTTACCGGACCCCTCCACGTAGACCGTGCACACGCCGCTCGCGGCGGTAAACGCGTCGCCCTTGGCCATTGTCCCGCCCGCGGTGAGCGTGAACGCCTGGTAGTCACCCCATGGGGTGAGTCCGTTTGGTGAGTCTGGATTGGCCACAGGATCCCCCTAGATGCGCCGCCCGGCGCCATCGACTTTATAACTCGGTCCCGGGCCGTAGCCCGTCTTTGTGGTGAGCTTGCCCGATGCGTTGGCGCCAACCAGCTGATTGATGTCGGTGACGTTGCCGCCATGCTGCCGACGGAGCGCACGCTGGCGGCGTCGCTGCTGATAGATCTCATGATGCTCATTGGAGCGCCACATCAGGATCCCACCGGCGCAGCCCCTCATGCGGACGCGCGGGTCATCAATGCGCTCAAAATGTTTAGACTCCAGGTCGCGCACTTCGCTCTCATTGGTCACGCGCGAAAATCTGCCGGCCAGTTTCAACGCCTGCACAGCATCCGCCGCGCCCTCAACGCCGATGACCTCAAACGGATCGATGTCGCGATATTCGAGCGTACCGACGTTGACATCAGCCGCCCTGTGCTGCGCCTTGACGCCGATGGCCTCGAGCGCATCATACGCCCTGTCCTGGTTTGTCGCCTTCTTAGTCTGCGCCATCAGTTGACCCCGCCCGGGAACGGCGAGTCAGGGTTGTCTGGGTTGAATCCCATAACCCAGCCCACGCCCGCCTCAGCCAATGCCGACTTGGCGGCGCCAACTTTGCCGGTCATGCCAGCCGATCGCATCTCGAACAACTCCTGAGCGGTGTACTGTCCACCCGTTGCACCGCCGGATGCGCCAGCCATTGGGCTGGTCGTCACCGTGGCAGACTTGAAACACGCCGGCATTTCCTGCCGCCATGCAGTGAGCGCCGCTGTGCTCTCTTCGGTCAGGTCGCCAGCGTCGTCAAACGTCACATCCGGCGCATGCACCAGGAACTTTGAGTTGGCCAGCGGCGTACCCTGTTCGGCCAGATGGGCCTTGATGGCGTTGCGGTTGGCTCGCTTCTCAGCCGCTGACAAGCTGGTCTCGGCGGTGGACAGCTTGCCCGTCAGCGCCTCGTGCGCCTTGGCGGCGGCTGCGTCGGCTTTGGTCTGCGCGGCAGTGGTCTGCTCGGTCCTCATCCGCTCCATGTCGGCGCGGAGTTGCCTGTTTTGCGCGGCGAGCTCCACAGCTGATGCGGAGGCGGCCGGTGCGGCGGGCGGCTCGGCCGTCGTGGTCGTGGCGCCAGGCTCGGCGGTGGTCGTGGTTGTGGTTGCGGTTGTGTCACTCATACGCCACCAGCCTAGACTCCCGTCCAGTGGGTTGTCAACCGTGGCATCACAATGCGGCGGCCATTGTGCGGCTTAGCGGTTCTCTTGCTTCCAAACCTGGCGCCAGCGCTTTGCAAGGACGGCCATCTCCTTGGCGCTGAATCCGAGCAGCTGGAACTGGGCGGTCTTCTTGCGATCGCCCGACGGGCCGCGCCGCTGGAATGCGTCCGCCTTCTCCTGATTGGTAACCGTCGACCGGTTGACGTTGACCACCTCAGTCCGCTTGCGGCCCTTCTCGTTGAGCAGCGGCTGGGCCTTGCGCCCCCGGACCAAGATGCTTTTGCCGCCGACCGTGATGTACTTGTCGGCCGTTGCGCGGCTCTTCATCACGCGCCGCTTGCGGCCCCTGAACACCAGCGTGGGTGACTTGCCGGTGAAGTGGATCCGTACCACCTTCCGGCCCTTGCGCAACGTCACCGATGCCGTCAAGCCGCCCCACATGCGGCCGGTCCACTTGCCATCGGACACACCCTTGGCGCCGTCGGCCCGTTTGACCTCTGCAAATCCGCCATCCCAGAACAGCCCGATCGGCTCGCCTGAGCCCCGCACCACATGACCGTCACCACCCAGCGCGGTGCCCGACGGCCTGCCTGTGGACTTTGATCCCTTGAGCCGCGGGTCTGCTTTGGTGGTGCCCCACGATCCCGACTTGAGCGACGGCATTCTGCGCCCGTTGGCGTCACGCTGCGTCTTGAGGACCCGGTCCCGCATCATCTCGGCGGCATACTGACCGAGCGCGCCCATCTGCTCCTTCCGTGGAAAAACAGCGCGTATCTTCTTGGCGTACTTGACCCTGACGCCGCTGACGGGCACCGGCCTAGTCGTCGCGGTCGCCGCCCTCAAGGTTGGGCGGCGTGTCGTGTTTCTGGAGTGGCGAGGCGTCCGTCTCCGTCCCGGTCTTGCTCTCGGTCTTGCTAAATACGGCATCACCCATGGGCTCGGCCACCGACCCAAACTCACGCGCGAACTTGCGGTTCCGCTCAACGATTGACTCGGCATCCTGGCGGCTGATCATGTCCCGCCGCATCAGCTCATCCACCGGCGTTGACACCGCGTACCGGTACTCAGAGTCGCGCCTGACTGCGTCGGTTGCCGGGTCCACCGGCATGAGCAGCGGCGCCGGTCGGACCACTAGCCGCGTGCCATCCTTGTACATCGTGCGCGTTGGGTCCTCGCTGACGTGATGGTTGCCGATCAACTTGTGGATGGCCCACAGCCTGTCAACGCCAGCCATAAGCCGCGGCATGCGTTTTCGTCGCCGCATCAGCAGGTGGTTGTAGTCCACCATCTTGGCGTTGAAGTTTCGCGTTGCGCCCTCGACACTCCAGAAGTCTGCGGGCAACCCAGACGTGCGGGCGAATCGACGCAGGGCATCGTCCACCGCCTTGCGTAGCGCATCAAAATTCGTACCGGCCTGGCGATAGAAGAAGTCAGCATCGCCCGACATCAGCCTCACAGGCTTCTCCGGACCAAATCCCTGTATCCCCTCAGCCTCACCACCGCGCAACACCGGAACACCGAACGCGCCGAATTTGAGCGCATGGCGTTCGTCGATGAGGTGCGTATTGACCCACAGTTGAAACGCGATCCAATCCTGCCGCTCCGGCAGCCAGAACTGACCCCGACGCACCGGACCATCACGGAACACAACAAACGGATGGACTGCTGCGCCGCGATGCGTCCGGTATGGGTTGACGTTGCCAGGCATGGCACCGGCCGTCTGGTCGGTGATGATGCGGCCGGCCTCATCGTGCAGGAACACCGAATCTCGGACCCACGTTTGGAACAGCGTGGGCTCCGGGCTGCCGGCCGCGCCGGGCGGTTGCGGGAGCTCCACCGACACCGCAGCATCGCGGGCCAGGTTCGACGGATCGCGAACTGACTGGAACACCTGACACTGATACGGTGCTATTGGCTCCCATCGAACCCTGCCGCGGTCGAGCTCGTCAACACGCACCCACTTGACCTGAGCGAGCAGCGTAGCAAATGACACCGTCCATGCGTCGAGCTGCTCGAGCACCGGCCAGATGCCATCTTCGCTGATCTCTGCCTCGTCACGGCGCCACTGGATGGTCTGCTGGTCGTCCTCCGGCAGCTGCTCGCCCTTGCCGTTGACTAACGTGGTCTCGCCGGGCTGCTGGAACACCACAGCAAGATCTGCTTGCATCATGGCCAGGACGCCGAGATAGCGGTGGGCGTTGGGCAGCGGGATGCCGGCCACCAGCCTGTTCCATTCTTTATAGCTGCCCGGGTGCGAGGCGGCCAGCTGGGCACACATCAGCGCTGCGTGCGACCCGTCCAGCATGTCGTGCAACACCTCTTGCAGCTGGCGGTAATTGTCGCCCTGCTCGAGCCGCGCAACGCGCAGCATGTCACTGAGCAGGGCGGCTGTCCTATCGCCCCAAAGTGCAGGCTCGTTGTGGGATCGAAGTAGGTACACGGGCTCACGTTACACCCGAACGGGCCAGTAGTCCACCGGCGCGCGGCCGCAACCCTACGGCAGCCCCACAGCAACCCTACAGGATCGGCCACACTCCGGACATGGGCCAGGTGGTGGGCTGTCCGGGTTTCGCTTGCCGCCGACTCTTGCCACCGTCGCGTCTACGTCAAAGCCAGGATATGCGCAGGTCAGCCGATACAGATCGTCGACCGTCAGCGGCCGGTCTCCAGATCGGAGCGATGCCAGCGCGCGAGAAGTGCGGCCAATGGCGATCGCGACTGCGGCCAGGCCGTGGGTGCGGGTTAGATCGTGCAGGGTCATGCCAACAGCCTCTTGACCGCGCGGATGTCCCTGCGCTTGCCATCGACCTCAACCGACAGGCGGTAGTAGACGTTCTGGCAGCTGACGTCGGTGGTCTGGGTGATCGCGTACTCGGTGCCCATGTAACTGAACTCGAGCGAGCGGCTGTGGTCCGACTCCATCCGGCGGCGGCCGGACGCGTTGCTCGGCGGGCGCCAATGGTAGCAGCCGCGCAGGCGGTCGTGGGTCGCCAGCACCGCGCGAAGGGTACGCTCGGCTGTGGTGTTCTTGATGCGCTTGTAGGTTTTCATGGTCTGATCCTTGATGCTCGATGGTTCTAGAGAACGTTGGCCAACTCGTAACCGTCAGCCATCAGGCGGCTTGCGCCGCGGATGGTGGTGACCCAGAACTGGCCGTACTCGCCGTTGACCACAATCCCAGCCTTGACGCGTCTGGCGAACGCGGCGGCGTTACGCAGGCTATAAAAGTAATCGACCCACACCCGGCCTTTGCTAGTTTGGATTCCCATGTCCTCACCTCCTGAAGCGATAATGACACGCACCGTGGCATAACGCAACCATAAAACGCACGTCCCGTGCCGATTGTTTGCAAGTCCTCGTTTTTGCTACACCGGCATCCGGTTGACCGCATCCGACCTGAGCCATCTGTACCGGTTATTCATGGCATACCGCAGCGCATCGGCCCCGTGGTCGTGAAGAGCCTTGAGCGGCTTGTCCAGGAACACCGTGCCTTGTTGCGTGGATCGCTCCCTCCACTTGTAAAGCAGCATGCACTGGAGAATGCGCCGCCGGCTCGGCGTATGGTGCAAGTCCGGCGCAAAGAAAAGCCGCCGGTTGCCCCCGGTGTCTACCAGCCGGCCCCGTACCACGTTGATAGAACTCATGACGTCCTGGTGTATGCGGCCGCGGATGGCCTTGACCCGGCCGCCCCTGAAATGCCGGCGCAACTCTATGCACGCCTCCTCTGGATTTGGGTCGGCGTGGAGCTCGGCCACGTCTTTGGGGTCAATGCTCCATTTGGTCTTGAGCCGCTTCTTGATGCGGTGGATGAAGGACTTATGGCTCAGTCCGTCCTCGCACACCTCGTCAAACACCACGTCCTGGTCACCCGATCCGCAGTCCAAAAATAGCGCATGCGGATAATTGGGACCCCAGTCGATCGCGATGACAATGACCCCGTCCCCGGTGCGCCAACGCGGCCGCCAATTGCGAGCCATGGACGCGACGGAGTCAAACTCCTGCGCGTAGACGGCGCCCTCGAATGACAGCACCTCGGCCCAAAGCTGCTGTTTCATCTCCCGCGGCGACAGCCCCCGGCAGATGTCCACCTCGTATGCCGACGGCATCGATAGGTCCATCACGCCGTTCCCGCGATACCGCTCCACAATCTCGTGGTCGTCGAGCAGGTTGATCCGGTTCATGCTCGTGGGCATCTCCAGCATTGCGTGATGCTCTGACCCAGCCGCTATCTGGTCACGGAACCACTGCACGATGCCGATAGGTCCGCGAGGCGTCGTGGTGTAGATGCCGTACCGGAAACCAGCCTTGGCGCGGCGCCGCTCGAGCAGCCGGCCGAGAGCCTGCATGCCGTCCTCGCCACTCAGCGCGCACTCGTCAAACCAGAATCCGGCGACCGTCTGGCCAGCCACCGAGAAGTTGGCGTTTGCCATCGTCAGGAATGTGATGGTGCTCCCGTTTTTGAGCAGGATCTCGCGGTTGCCGTCGCTGTTCCACGTCTTCTTCTGGGCGCTCCACCCGTTGGAGTCGCCAAACGCGTCGAGCCGCTCCATCACGGCCTTATAGGACGCATCCTTGACCACGCTCTTGCTGGGGCCGCCAACGATGTGCTGGAAGCCTGGCCCGGCCTCGATGGCGTTGATGATGAGCTGCTCAGCACCGCCGCGAGTCTTGCCCGATCCCACCCCACCCAAAAGCAAGATGTCCCTGACTCGCGCACGTCGGGCTAGGTGGTGGAAGCTGGCCTGTGCCGCGTTGGGCCTGTACCCAGGGCCGAGCTCGAGCGTCTCCACCTAGTGGAGTGCGGGACCGGACTGCTCAGCTCGCGCCGCGTCCAACGCTGCGTGGTACTCGGCCATGATAACAGCGGCCTCTTCGGCGGTGGATGCCTCGGCGCATGCCTTGACTCCGTCGGCAAACTCAAACTTCACGCGAGCTGGCATCTTGGACATGTTCTGCTTGTCGTGGTTGTCCTGAGCCTTGAGCGCCAGCTGCAACGACTTGCTACGAGCGCCCTGGACTGCCACCGCCTCGCGGATGATGGCGCTACGGTTGGCGCCCTTTGGCGGCCCGCTCATCTTCATGGTGCCGTCGGCGTTGCGGCCGTCGAGCTCGTCAATCAGAGTCTCGATGATGTAGCCCATCTGCTCGGCGTCATAACAGGCGTTTGCCCAGAGACGCTCAACCGCGTCCTCAGCTCCGACCGAGCCGAGCACCGCGTCAGTGCCGCGGGCCTCGCGCACACGATCGCGCTCGCGCCGCGCCTCGCTCTTTTTCTTAGTGACCATGGCGCAGTGTCCCGTTCATACTGTGATCATTGGCTGGAACTTCGGGAAAAAAACGGGGTGGCTGTAGCCGGCGCTGGGGTCATCTGTGGGCAGGCCGGGGTCCCCCGGGGCCGGCTGAGGTGTCAAGCTGGCTTGACATCGGGTCATGTGACCCCACCCAGGGCCGCCGCGTGGGCCACCTGGTGCCGGTTGCCGCCGCTGTTGCTGGAGCCCGGCACCTCAAGCGTAGCGTCGGCGTCGTCGCTGGCCACCTCCACGAGCTCGAACCTGCGGCCGCCGTCCACGATGCCGAGGATCTCCCAAGGCGACGCGATGGCATACCTGATGCCTCCGACCTCGAAGGTGGCGCCAAGGTCCCGCTTCCACACCACATGGTCGCCGGGCTTCAGGCCCTCGACGCCAGCGGTGCGCCCGCATGCCTTGCATGCCAGGTTGTGGCCACACGCGCACACCTGCCTGCCGACGGACATGACGATGCCGATAGGCGAATCCACCGCGCGCCCTAGTAGCAGTCCGCTCGCCGTCTCGGCGCGGCTCTCCACCACGGCCAGCACCACGGTGTTGTTGCGCGCTCTTATCATGGGGCCGCTGCTCATGGGTTTAGCATAGGGCGGCAGTGGGTGGCGTGCAAGGGGCGGCTAAGCCTGCGCCACACGCGGAAGCATGCACGCGCCGCCCTCGTCCACCGCTCGACCTGGCGCTCACACCCCGCATCGCCTTCGTCGCCCATCAGAGTCTCTCCAACAGTTCGATGATGCGGTCCAGTTGCGCTGTCTCACCCGTCATGCGCAGCGCGCTATCGGCATACCGCACGTCATCCAGATCCCACCGGTCGCGTAGTTGCTGGTTGGTTGCGTTGACATCGGTCCAGCTGGCCGCCCACTCTGCGTGACTCTCAGCCCGCACTAGATGCGTCAGCCTGATGACGGTGTCGGTGTCGCCTGCCTCGTTGGCTTCGTGTGCTTGCTCCAGCAGCTTTTCGATTCGCGTCATACTCACAGTCTCTCCAGCGCCAGCGCCGCCACCGGCAGACCTGTTTTTTCGATTCTCAGCACGTCCTCTGGCGGGACCCCCGGCTCAAACATCATCGCCATCTCCCCGAGGAGCACTCTCACCGGCTCGTCCGGTCCGCACACGCGGAACCACCCTCTGCCGTTGTAGTACGCCCCCATCTCTGCGAGAGCGGCGATGAGCCCTGTCGATGGTTCGACGGGCGGGTTCAGCTGCAGCCAACCTATCACGGTAGTTCTGCCCCATCCTGATGCCCCTCAGCAGAGGCACAAGGCTTGCGATGATGAAGAGGGCGACAAGCCCAACAAGTACCCATGTCATGCATTACCCTCCACCACCACCATCCCCACCACGCCGCGCCTGCATGCCTCGCACACCAGCCCTCGGGCCGGCTGCTCGCCCTCGTGGAACTCGCGCAGGTTGCCCCTGCTCCAGTAGCGACGCGATCCCTTGCACCGCGGCTTGCCGTCGGCGGCTAGAATATGCCATTGGCTGGGCCGCCTGTTGTGGCCTCGTTTGGTTGGGTCGAATGGGCGCCGGACGTAAACCATGTCTATCCTTCAGCCCTCCAGGGCCATATCAATCAACCGCTCAGCCTCATCAGGAGACCGAGCGACAATGCACAGCGCACCCATGCCGCCCCAGATGCGGTGGAACGTCTTCTGCTGCGTACTCAGGCGCCCGCGATCCGTCTTGACCTCGAGCTCCAGCCGCCTGCCGCCAAGCAGCACGCCGGTGATGTCGGCACACCCGGGCGTACCATACGCATGCCAGGGCAGCCTCAGCATCAACCTGGCTATCCACTCGGCGTCAAACCCCTCAGCACGCAACGCGCGGCGCAGACTCTCCACCGGTATGGCCTTGCCGCTGTTCTGCCGGTAGATGCGCATGTCGGGCCGGGCGCCGAGGCGGGCCATAATGGCGGACTGGATGCGGGCCTCACTCATGCGGCCCACGCCCTCGGTGGAAAGTGACCAAATCTTAGCTTGAACTGCAAATTACACCACATGGGCTTGTATCCACGCTCCGTCTGCACGCGCCGCAGTTGCTCCCACGCAGCCCGCTTGTCCGACCACCCCGCAAACGGCTCTTTGGGCGCTGCCTTGCGCTTGGCTTTGCGCAACTCCGTACCCTTGTCCTCGACCTTGACCGCCTGGCGCGCAGCCTGAGCCCCGCACAGCGGACAGCCCGAGCCTTTGGCGCGACTAGGGTACACCGCATAGCACTCAAGGCACGTCGTCACACTGGGCACCGCCTCGCGTGCCTGGTCCCGAGCGGGCGCCCCGTCGAGCCGGTAGTGCCTGCTGATGTCGACCGTTGGCCACCAGTGCCGCTCCACGTTGCCGCCGTAGTCGAGGACCCGGGCTGCCGCCTTACCCGGTGACGGACGCAGGGCGCGGCCGACCCACTGGATGAAGAGACCAGACGATGCCGTTGCCCGAGCCAGCACAACGGTGTCTATGGCTGGAAGGTCGAAGCCCTCGCCACAGATGCCCATGTTGCACACCACCTGCGTGCCTCCCGAGCGCAGGCGGCCAAATATGGCCGACCGCTCATCAGACGGCGTCTTGCCGTCAACATGCTCAGCCGCAACGCCTCGCCCTGCCAGCGCCTCAGCCAGCACCCGGCTGTGCTCCACCGACGCAGCAAACACCAGCGTGCGCCCGCAGTCATGGGCCATGATGCCGCGCACCACGTCGCCCAGGCCCGCATTCATCCGCTCGGCAGCTGCCTTCTTGGCGAAGTCGCCGCCCTGCTTGCGCACGCCCTTGAGGTCAGGCGCCCACGATGCATAAACCTCGACGTCGACCAGGAATCCGAGCTCTATCAGCCGAGCCGGCGTGGTGACCGTCACGATCGCGTCAAACGCCTCGCCCAGCCCTCGGCCGTCCAACCGCCAAGGGGTGGCCGTGAGGCCAAGCACGCGAGCCTGGGGCCATGTTTCGAGCAGGGTCAGATTCGAGGCGGACACGGCGTGATGGCACTCGTCGATCACCATGAGGTCAGGCACCCACCCAGCGTCAGCTAGCCGAGCAAGGCGCTTGCCCCGGCGGATGGTGTCCACGCTCGCCACTTGCAGCGGTAGGGCCAGGTTGTGCCGGCGGTCGTTGCCCATGATGACACCGGCTGGCCACCCAAACGCCTCAAGCGTGCCGTGCGCCTGGTCGATGAGCTCGCGCCGGTGGGCGCACCACAGGACGCGGCGGCCGGCGGCGAGCTCGCGGGACACCTGCTCGGCGGCAGTCACGGTCTTACCGCCGCCGGTCGGACAGACGGCCACAACCCGGCGCTTGCCTGCGCGCCACTGGCGGTTGACGTCGAGGAGGGCGAGGTGTTGGTAGCTCCGTAGTGTTGGAATGCTCACCCCATCTTCTCCCGCAACCTCTCAGTCATCCCGATCACATGCACCCACTCACCGCCGATCCCATCCACCATGACAGCGCCCTCCACTTGACGCCGATGAGGCTAAGAGCCTTGCTCTGGTGGACAATGTGGCCACGTCGGCGCAGTTGGCCGTCTTGGTCTTGCCACTGGCGGATGTAGACGCCGCCATCCATCATCCGACCATCGCGGCTTGGAGCGCCGCAACGTCGCGATCGAACGATGCCATCTTCTTGCGTAGCGAGTCCCACACCGGCCGCTCCTCGTCGGTCACAGGGACGTGGACCTTGAGCCGGCCAACGCGGCCAAACCTATGGCTGCGCCTCACCGCCTGATAGAACTGCTCGAAGCTCCACGTATATCCGCTGTATAGCATCGACTCGGCTTCCGGTATGTTGACGCCGAACCCGAGCACCTGGGGCTTGCTAACCAGCACGCTGACGCGGCCCGCCCTGAATTCGTCGATCATTTCCACTCTCCGCTCCACCGGAGTGGTTCCGCTAATCGAGTGTCCGCCGAGATCCCGAGCAAACGCATCCTGCTCGGCGTTCCTGGCACACCACACGATCGCACGGTCCCCATTCACAGCGCGGCACGAGTCAGCAAACCTCGGCTGAGACCTATCCGACCGGAGCGCTCCAAATATGCGCCTCGATTCCCCGAGGGACACCGACGTGGAGAACAGCTGACCATCCGGCCTGAATCCTGAGCACGTCGTGTCGATGATCCGATAGTCCGGCTCCGACGTCATCTCAGCCCGACCATCGAACCCGAGCTCCGACGGCTTCTGTATGTAGCAACACCACGTCCTGAGCGCCCTGTAGAACGGGTCGACCGCGTGCCTCTTCAGACGCCATGATGTTCCGTCCTTCCTGAACCAGCGCCCATAGAACTCGTTCGTGGTCGACGCATGCCCTAGCCACACGGCCTGAGTCGCGTACTCCGCGTGATCGTTCGGGCTCGGCGTCGCTGAGCACGCCAGCCTGTATTTCACGCCCGACGCCATCGCGGTCAGCCGCTTCCTGGTCTTGCCTTGTCCGTTTTTCAGGATAGATGCCTCGTCGAGCACGATGCCGGCGACGCCCCGCATATCGATCGGCTTGGGCGACTCCCAATTTAGTATCGCGATGCCGTCGGTCCACATCTCGCCTCGGCGCAGGTCGATCAGCCTGTGCCCGTGGTACTCGTGGCAGAATCGCTGTATGTCCTCCATCACCGCCAACGGGCATAGCACTAGCACCCGGCCGAATACGGCGACAGCGTGCGCCCATGCTGCAATAATGGCTGTTTTGCCGAGCCCGCAGTCCAGGAATGCACCGTACCTCTCATGGCTCAGGGCTCGCTCGGTGACCCACCGCTGATAGTCGAACAAGTACGGCGCTGAGATCTCGGGCGCGTCGTCCACTCGCGCGCCGAATACGGACGAGTGGCTCTGGCGGTCGGTCCACACGTCGCGCCCCCTTACCTCGTACCTCGGGAGCGTCTTACATCGCATGAACGTCGCGTATGACTCGATGCCCATGCCGATCGGGATCTTGACGGTCAGCTCAGACATGAAACGACACCGGCCGCTCGCCAAACATATCCGCCTGCGGGCTCTGTGCAATCCTGACGGCCTCGGCCATGTTGAACTGTGCCCGGCTTGCATACGCCGGCTTGAGCTCGGTGCCGACGAACCGGCGCCCGAGTTGGACAGCGACGTACCCCTCCGAGCCGACACCCGCGAACGGGCTAAACACGGTCTCGCCGCGGTTGCTCCACAGCCTGACGCAGCGCTCGATCAGGTCCAGCTGGAGAGGGCACAAGTGCCGCTCGTCCTCCTCTTCACGGGCCAGCCTCACATTGAGCGTGTTGGTCTCATTGATGCCTCGCCATATCGGCCGAGCCCACTCGATCCACGTTTCTCTGGTCATCTCCCCGTTCTGGACGGGATGAACAGGCGTCGCGTTGACCCCAGGCCGCTTGAAAATCAGCACGTAGTCGGCCAGCGCGGGCCGGCTGATCATAGAATCCTTTTCCAAGTTCACGAACATCAGCGCATGGGCCTTGGTCCTGATGGCCTGAGCTTGCGGGCACTTGTCCACCGTGATGTCGCCGTAGAACACAAACCCGCCCTGCTGGTATTGCCTGATCATATCGCCGCGCATGTCCCATATGCCCATGTGGCCATGGGTCGCCTTGGTCCGAGTCGGATTCTGCACATGGACGCATACGTTGCGACCGGGCCTGACCACTCGGATGAGGGCATCGACGAAGAACCGATGGTGCATCAAGAATTCGTCGTCCGAATCCCTGCTATTGCCCATATCCTGGTCAAGATTCGAGTACGTGAACAGGCTGGCGAACGGCGGGCTAAACACCGCCAGATCGAACAAGTCCCCACGGTCTGCCATTGCGTGCATCTCCGTCACGCAGTCGCCATTGATGATGTTCCACTGCTTTTCTGTCACCGGTTCAATCCTCCTGCTCGGATTTGAGCGGCGCCACGAACTGCGACCGCCGCCAGCTGTATCAACTCATCCGCGTCGGCCTCATCGCGCCGCACGGTCTCCCAGAACTCCTCGAACTCCTCGCGCAGCACGCTGGCCAACTCATGGCCTGACATGAAGTCGCCAAACCTCGCGCACGCCCTCCGCGCCTCATCCGCCACATCCCCGAGAGCGTCTGCAATTTGTTGATCGTTCACCGCCCCCACCCCACAAAAGCCACACACGCCACATCGCCACCCGTCCCCAACGCATCATCCCACCTCGAGCAATGCAGCCCACGTCCACCGCGCCTATACACGCAGCTTGCGCACGTCGCCGGCCGGCCGTCGTGGGTTCGGATGGGCCGGTCGGGGCGTTTTGTCCCACGATCGGCGCTCATGACCGCCACCCGAGGGCCAGTCCTGTAGGGTTGCTGTAGGGTTGCTGTAGGGTTGAAATCGCAAAAACAACAACACCATGTAGACCCTGTAGGGTCTGTATAGTGATCCCAGGTTTGTTTCTCATACGCGCGCATGTGCGCGCACGCACATAAAAAGGCGGGAACAGCCCTACAGACCCTACAGACCCTGCGCAGTGCGCCGAATAGGCCGCGCCAAACCCTACAGCCAACCATACAGCCAACCATACAGCCGATCACATGCGCACCGCCCGCAGCCTGACCGAATAGTGGACGCCGCACTCGAGCCGCTCGCGCTGGACAATCTGACCCAGCCGGCGGCCAAACTT